CTACGCGGTGCCGCTGACCACCGGGCTGGAGATCGTCGACGACTGGGGAGCGAAGTATGAGTGACTCAAGACATCCGGTGATCGGGATGCGGCCCGGTCGCACGGTCGGGCGGACGCTCTACAGCATGGTCGGCGACCGCCCCAGCGACGATGACGTGCTCGTTGGGATGGTGGACACGCCCGAGCTGGCCGAGTTCATCTGCCATGCCGTCAACCAGGCGACCAGTCATCCGCGCGAGCCGAGGAGAGAGACATGAACCTGCAGCGAGACGACCTCGTGCGGACCGCGATCGCGTGGTTCCGCGGGCAGCCCGCGGAGTGGGCGACGGGGACCGTGGTCGCCGTCCGCGACGACGGGGACGTGACCGTGCGGTGGGACGGCGCCGGCGTCGAGACGGTGCCGGCCGAGCAGCTCGAGCGCGTCGAGTGAGCGCGGACTGGACGCCGTTCTCGCCGCCGCCCGATCCGGTGCCGGAGCTGTGCGAGACCTGGCCGCGCTGCTCCGAGTCCGGGCACTACTTCGACCCCGCCGAGGACGGCTCGCCGTGGCGGCACACCTGGCCTACGACAGAGAGGGAGACACCGTGAGCACCCGCACCGCACCGACCGAGGGCATGAGCCCCCACCTGACGCCACGCGGCTTCTGGGAGTACGTCCACGAGCGCGTCCGCATCCGCGACGCCCGGCGAGCCGGGCAGCCGCCGCCGTGGACCGACGACCCGCTGCTGTCGTCGCTGCACTTCCCGAACGTGCACCGCGAGGACGACCTGGGCACGGTCTACTTCCACGAGCAGACGGCGAGCTGCACGCCCGGCGAGGTCCTCTGGTACGCCTACGCGTACCGCCTGCTCAACCGGATCGAGACCTTCGAGCGGCACGGCGGGCTCCGCACGGCGGCGCCGCGCCGGCGCTCGCTGGATCGCTGGTACGTCGCGCTCGAGAAGGACCTGGCCGCCGGTATCCCGGTCTCGACGGGACGCCACTTCGTGCCGGGCTTCCAGCGGTACGTCGAGCTGACTGGCTACGTCCTCGAGCACCGGCGCGAGCTCGAGCGCGCCGTGCTCGCCGCGGAGACGCTCGAGGCGGCGTGCGCCGCGGTCCGGACGGTGCCGCACGTCGGGACGTTCTTCTCCTGGCAGATCACCTGCGACCTGCTCGAGGCGCGGGTCGTGCCGTTCGACGAGGACGACTGGGCCGAGTTCGGTCCGGGCGCGTCGAACGCCCTCCACATGATGGAGTCCGGCGTCTCGTGCGCGGACTACGTCTGGGGCCAGCCGCCGTCGCCGCGTCGCGTCGCGGAGCTGCGTCCGTACGCGGACTGGCTCGTCGCGTCGCAGGAGGGCTTCCTGCCCGCGGGCTTCGGCGGTCCGCGGGTCACGCTCAAGAACGCCGAGCACGGACTCTGCGAGTACCTGCGGTACGTCCGCGCCGGCGCCGGCTTCTACGCGAAGGGAGGGAAGCGGTCGTGGTCGTAGACCTGATCCGCGAGTACGCGGAGCGCGCCGCGATGAACGTGCACCGCGGCGAGGACCCGGAGACGCGGTGCTGCTGGGAGGCGGTCGAGGCGGAGATGGTCTCGCTGCTCTCGGACGCGACCGGTGAGACGACGGAGGACCTGTACCGGCAGATCCGGGCGGACCTGTGAGCGCGCTGACGGAGGGACGGAAGATGAACACCCGAGGCATGAGCCGGGACATGCGCGAGCTGGTGCAGGCGGCCGAGGACGAGGGCTGGTCGTGGAGCATCACCCGCGGCGGGCACCTCAAGCTCGAGCACCCCGAGGCGTCGGCGCCGGTCTTCGCGGCGCAGACGCCGAGCGACTACCGCGCCGCGGCGAACACCCGCGCCGACATGGCGCGAGCCCTCCGCGGCGAGCCGACGGTCGTGCGTGAGGTCGATCCGGAGGCGATCGCCGCGGCCGCGCTGGAGGCGGCCGGGCAACCGCCGCCGCCGCCGCCCGTGCTCAACGAGCCGCGACAGCGGCTGCTCGAGCTCGGCTGGTGCGACGGCGCGTCCGACCGCGAGGCGCAGGCCGCGGCGCTCACGGACGCGGAGGTCCGGCGCTTCACCCGCGAGCTGCGCGACGCGGAGGTCCCGGAGAGCCTGGACGCCCCCGCTCCGGTGTGCGTCTGTCACCGCGGTCCGGACTACGCGGCGCGGTGCGTCATACACGCCTCCCAGGACGCACCAGACGCCCCAGGAGCGCCCGAAGCCGGAAACGCGGCTCAACCACCGCCCGAGCCCTCGCAGGGCGTCTGGTGCGTCTACAACTGGGACGCGGCGCCGTACGTGGTCGCGATCTTCGGAGGAGACGACGAGATCGGCGCCCTCCGCCGGGCGGTGCGGGACCACCACTCGGCGCGCTTCGTGGCCTTCGGCGACGACGTGGCGGACTGCCTCCGTGACTGAGACCCGGTGGTGGTCGGTCGGTCCGGTCGAGGGACGCGACCCGGCGCGCGGCTGCGTGCTCGCGCTCGATCCCGGGCTCCGGCACGGGCTCGCTCACCTGCACCGCGACGGCCGGACCGAGGCCGGCGAGGCGGACTGGCAGCCCGGGCTCGAGCTCCTCGAGTCGCTGCTGACGCTGTGCGGCGCGGAGGGTCCGGTGCACCTCGTCGGCGAGGCGTTCTTCATCACGACCGAGACGGGCAAGAAGTCGCAGGCGCCGTGGTCGCTGGAGGGCCTCGGCGTCGCCCGCTACCTCGCGGCCCGGCACGGCGTCCGCCTCGACGTGCAGGCGCCGACGGACGCGAAGGGGTTCGGGACGCGGGCCCGCCTCAAGCAACGCGGCTGGTGGGTGCCGACCGACGGCGGACACGCGGTCGACGCGCTCCGTCACCTCTATCTCTGGCTCGCGAAACACGAGGGTGTACTGCCGCCGAGGGGCGTGGTATGAATCGGACACGACGGTCAGACGGAGGACGCACTTGGAGACGGTGACGGCGGAGCTGTGGCACGGACGGATCGCGGTCGACGCGACCTACCGCGACAAGGAGCTCGTCCGGCAGGTACCGGGCTCGCGACACTCGCCGCTCGGCGGCGTCGAGACGTGGCACGTGCCGCTCGCGTGGAGCGCGTGCCTCGCGCTGCGCTCCGTCTTCGGGCACCGTCTCGCCGTCGGTCCGCAGCTCGCCGCGTGGGCGGAGCACGAGCTGCGGACGCGGATCCACCCGGCCATGGCGCTCCGCGGCCTGCTCGACTGGTCCGGCAGCCCCGACGACCGCGGGTACCAGCGGGTCGGCTCGATGTTCCTCTTCGTCGCCCGGCGGGCCACGCTCGCTGACGACATGGGCACGGGCAAGACCCGTCAGGTGCTGCGCGCGCTCCAGTACGCCGGACCGGACGCGCTTCCCGCGGTGGTGATCGCGCCGCGCGCCGTGGTCCGGCAGTACCAGACGCAGGGCGCGATGACCGCGCCGAACCTCCGGGTCGAGCTCGCCCGCGGCAACATCGCGAAGCGCCGCGCCGCGATCGCGAAGACCGCCGCCGGCGACGCCGACGTGGTGGTGATGACCTGGGCCGCGCTGCGCTCGCACTCGCGCCTCGCCCCGTACGGGTCCGTCCGGTTGCAGACCTGCCAGGTGTGTGACCCGACGAACTCTCCGGACCGGAAGCAGACCTCGTGCCACCGCTGCCCGCGCGAGCTCAACGCGGTGGACTGGGGCACGGTCGTCGCCGACGAGGCACACAACGCGAAGGACCCGAAGGCGCAGCAGACCCGGGCCCTGTGGGCCGTCGCGCACGGCCTCGACGGTCCGGGGACCGGCGCCGCGTACCGCTGGGCGCTGACGGGGACGCCGATCGCCGACGCCGTCGACGACTACTGGAGCGTCGGCCACTTCCTCGACGAGGACGAGTACCCGGTCCGCTCCAAGTTCATCGAGCGGTACGGGCTGCTCGCGTGGTCCGCGTTCGGCGGCATGGACGTCGTCGGTATCCGGCCCGAGACGCGCGCGGAGTTCGACGGCTTCTTCGAGCCGCGGTTCCTGCGGCGTCCGAAGGCGCTCGTCCTGCCGGACCTGCCGCCGAAGATCCCCGTGGAGCGCGAGGTCGAGCTGACGCCGAAGCAGTCGCGGCTCTACCGCGAGCTGGCCGACGAGATGATCGGCTGGCTCGACTCCGGCGACCCGATCCTCGCGACGAATCCGCTCACGAAGACGGGCAAGCTGAACCGCGTCGCGTCGTCGTACCTCGAGGCTCGTCCGTGCGAGCCGTGCGGGCAGGCGGGCTGGATCGCGCAGGACACCCCGTGTCCGGACTGCGGCGGATGGGGGCGCCTCTTCCTCGCGTCCGAGCCGTCGTCGAAACTCGACGAGCTCGAGGAGATCCTCGACGAGCTGCCGCCCGACGAGCAGGTGGTCGTGTTCGCCGAGTCGCGGCAGCTCATCGACCTCGCCGTGGCCCGACTCCGGAAGCGGCACGTGTCCTGCGTCGACTACACGGGCGCCGTGCCCGACGCGGTGCGCGACGAGCACCTCCGGCAGTTCATGTCCGGGCAGGTGCGCGTCTTCCTCGCGACGATCGGAGCCGGCGGCACCGGTCTCGACGGGCTCCAGTGCGCGAGCGTGGTCGTCTTCCTGCAGCGGTCGTACTCGGCGATCGCCAACAAGCAGGCGGAGGACCGGCTCCACCGCATCGGTCAGCGGTCCTCGCTCCTCGTGGTCGACGTCGTCGCGGTCGACACCTTCGACGACGGCAAGCGGGTGGTGCACTATGTCGAGGAGGGCAAGGCCCGGAACCTCGCGGACAAGGACGACCGCTTCGAGGAGCTGGTCCGCGACCGCGACCTGCTCCGCCGGATGCTGACGGAGCTGCGGCCGTGAACCGCGACGCCGACCGGCAGCGGGTGCTCGACGCCCTCCGCGGCGTACACGCGACGCGGCAGGCCCTCGAGCGTCGCGAGCGCGGATACGTCATGCTCGCCCGCCGCCTCGGTCTCTCGTGGCAGACGATCGCGGACGCGCTGGGGACGACGCACGCGACGATGCGGACGAGGTACGGGGACCGGAAGAAGAAGTCGACGGGACGGAGAGACGGATGACGCTGGAGACGACGCGGCTGCTGACGCAGTCGGAGACGAGCACGTTCAAGCGGTGTCGGCGGAAGTGGTGGCTCGCGTACTTCCGGCGGCAGGTCCGCGCACGCGCCGACCTGCACGGACCTCGCGCGCTGGGCACCCGCCTCCACGACGTGCTGCAGGCCTACTACCAGCCGGACGACTTCTCCGTCGAGGACGCGGGCTCCGCGCTCGAGGCGTGGGACTACGAGACGCAGACGATGCTCCAGCTCGCGGGCGACGACGTCGAGCAGGCCCGCGGAGCGCAGGCCGACGCGGACCTCGGTCGCGCGATGCTCGAGGGGTACTTCGAGTGGCTCGCCGAGACCGGCGTCGACGCGGACCTCGAGTTCGTCGAGGCCGAGCGCGCCGTCCGCGTGCCGCTCGAGGGATACGTGTCGCTCGTCCCGGGGCGCGTCGTCGAGCTGCTCGGCAAGCTCGACGTCTCCGTGCTCGTGCGCTCGACCGGCGCGCGGCGCTTCCTCGACCACAAGTCCGTCGGCTCGCTGCACGACCTCCCCGAGCGCGCCGACATCGACGAGCAGTTCCTGCACTACTCGCTCCTCGACTTCCTCGAGCACCGCGCGGCGGGCGAGAGCGCGTGGACCGACGGCGGCATCTGGAACATGCTGCGGAAGGTCAAGCGCACCGCCCGCGCCACGCCGCCGTTCTACGGGCGGCACGAGGTCCACCACAACCTCGACCGGCTGCGGACCTACTGGGTGCGCGTCACCGGGGTGCTCGCCGAGATCGAGGACGTCGAGGTCCGCCTCGCTCGCGGCGAGAGCCACCACACCGCCGCGTACCCGACGCCGCACGCCGACTGCAAGTGGGACTGCGACTTCCGCTCGGTGTGCCCGATGTTCGACGACCCCCGCGAGGACGCCGAGGGTTTCCTCGCCGCGGCCTACACGACGACCGACCCCCTCGAGCGGTACAGCCGCGACGAGGGGCTGCCGGTCCTGACGAAGACGGAGGACTGATGCAACGCTCGCTGTCGATAGTCGTCCACGCCCACTCGGGCACGGGCAAGAGCTGGCTCGGTGACACCGCGCCGAAGCCGCTGCTCGTGCTCGACGCGGAGGGCGGCTCGCGCTTCACGCCGAGCCGGAAGGTCGCGTGGGACGGGCTCTCGTACCCGCCCGCCCACGACGGCACGTGGGACACCTGCGTCGTCACGGTCCGGTCCTTCGCGCAGGTCGCGAAGGTGTACGACTGGCTCAACTCCGGTCAGCACCCGTTCGTCGCCGTCTGCCTGGACTCCCTGACGGAGATCCAGAAGCGGTGCCTCGACGAGGTGTCCGGGATCGAGCAGCCGACGCAGCAGGACTGGGGCGCGCTGCTCCGCCGGATGGAGGCGCTCGTCCGGCAGTTCCGCGACCTGACGATGCACCCGACCCGGCCGCTCGAGGCCGTCGTGCTGATCTGCATGACGAGCGAGCGCAACGGCCGTCTGACGCCGCACGTGCAGGGGCAGCTCCGCGACACGCTCCCGTACTTCGTCGACGTCGTCGGCTACCTGTTCGTCCAGCCCGACCCGACCACCGGGCTGCCGCAGCGCCGGATGCTCGTGCAGCCCGTCGGGCAGTACGACGCGAAGGACCGCACCAACCGCCTCGGGCAGGTCGTGGAGCTCGAGGACATGAACCAGCAGTTCCACCCCGGCGCTCGCATCGGAGTCGCGCGCCTGATCGACACCGTCTACGGCGCGACGCCGGTCGCGTAGGAGGATCGCAGTGCAGCAGATCGACTTCAACACCCTCATGAACCAGGCCGCGGCCGGGTTCGACCCCGTGCCCGACAACACGTACGACTGCGAGGTCGTGCAGGCGGACTACCAGCCCTCGCAGAAGGGCAAGCCGATGTGGAAGGTGAAGTTCAACATCACCTCCGGTCCGTACGTCAACCGGAAGGTCTTCAACAACTTCACGCTGTCGGCCGACAACCCGAACGCACTCGGCTTCTTCTTTCGCCACATGGCCGCCCTCGGCCTGCCGCGGGAGTACTTCGCGCAGAACCCGCCGCCGCAGCAGGTGGCGCAGGCGCTCCTCGGACGCCGCTGTCGCCTCACCGTCGCGACCCGCGACTACCAGGGCCAGCCGCAGAACGACGTCAAGGCCGTGCTCCCCGCGGACGGTGCCGCTCCGGCTCCGGGCGTGCCCGTCGGCGCCGCTCCGGCTCCGGGCTTCGCGGCTCCTCCGCCGGTCGGCCCGCCCGCCGCTCCGGGCTTCCCGCAGCCGGGCTTCCCGCCCGCACCGGGTGCGGAGACCTCGTTCCCGCCGCCCGCGCCCGGCGTCGGCGGGTTTCCCGCTCCGGCTCCGGCTCCGGCTCCGGCTCCG